TATCATATTCTACTAATGCTTGCATTTTTTGTATGTCAGTATCTGCATCATAGTAATAATTCATATCTCCTTTAAGAGGTTTATTTAATCCTTTGAATGGGTCATACTCCCAACCAAATGAATCAATCTGTTCTTTAGATAACTTACCATTATAATATAGCCACTTATCTTTAAGTAATGTTTTATACTCTAAGTCTTTTTTCTTTTTACTCATCTTAGCAATGGTAACTAACTCTAAGTATTTACTATGGATACGCGCCATCTTTACGGTTGTATCATCTAATTTTAAATCATCTATTATGGAATCTTTTTTCCACATCTCTAGCACTTGCTCAATATTCATAATCTTGCTCTATAACCACTTAATTTTCTTTCAATAAACATTTGTTCTAATTGCAACAACCAAAAATTAATTCCATTACAAATATGTGGGACTTGAATTTTTTCAATACTATCTATATCTATTATTTTTAATTCTCTCAATTCATGATTCCATATTATATTACCTAGCCATAAATCTCTATGGTATAACCATTGTTTACCATTCCATTGCTCCATTGATGCATGATATAATTCTTCATGAATCTTATCCATAGCTATTTTTAATTCATAGATAAATCTCATACTTAGGTCCATATGCCTCGGATTCCATTCTGCTACATAATCATTTAAGACCATACCTTTAACATATTCATAACTATAACCCTTTTCATCCCATGCCAAAAGCTTAGGAAAAAAATCAAAGTCATATGTCCCAAGAATATCTAAAATCTCTAATTTTTTCTCTATATAACCTTTTTTCTTTTTTTCTTTATCTGTCCACGGTTTAAATATTCTACCATTTTCATTAATTTTAACTTTTTTTATGGTCTTAACATTAATATAATCACTCACCCTTGGCCTCTATATTTTTTGAACGACTTTCTTTTACTTTTGTTCATAGACGAGGTTTTAATCCAACGCCTTCCAATACTGGTTTTTTTACGGACACCACGCCATTTATTTTTTACAAACATATACCTATATTATATCATAGTTTAAGTTGAATGTACATAGTTATTTAAAATAATCTTGCATACCACCTTCTCTAACAGTATCTAATGTTAAACAATGCAATCCACCGTCCCAAAAGTTTCTATGCCTAAACCTACAATATATAGGTTCTATTCCATGTTGTTTTAATTTATCATGGACGTCTTTATGATAGTTTAAACTTAATATAACTTCTTCAGATATTGAAAGCATATTGACTTCAAACATAGTTTCTTCTGCATAACCAACCCATTCATTTAACCACTTATCTACATAGTTAACTAAATCTGGATTTGATTTAGCTTCAGGGTGCCACCATCTACCTCTAGTAAGATTTCTCTCATCCCACCAACTATCCTTCCATTCATTTCCATAATAATTTGGATTCTTTATATGTAGGACATCCCAACCAGGTAATGTATCTTTAAAAGTTTCTTTAGGTATCCACGGACCACTAACAACCAATCCTGGTTTTGGCAAATTCATAGAACCATCGGTATGTCCTCCCACTGCTATTTTGCTACCTTTAAATATTGGATATCTTTCTAAGACTTTTTCAGCAAGATTACTATAATCCTCTTGGTCAATAATAAGTCTATTGCCTAATCGTATAAGTTGAGGTGCCCAAAAATCATTAGATAGTTCACCATTCTCTCTATTAATTAATTCTTTATTATCCCAATAATCAACAACACCAGGCTCAAACATAAAATGAGCCTTTGATTTCTCATGTAAAAATCCAGTAAATAATACTTTATCACCAAGGGTAACATAATAATCTCTTGGCATAAGGCATGGTTTAGGTAACCCTCGTACCTTTCCTTCCCAGTCAGTATTAATAGCTTCTGTAATACCACTAAATTTATTTGAATTATCAATTTCTCCATAACTCGCTATAGTATTTCTTGGTGGTTGTATTACCTCAACGCCTAAGTCCTCTAAGGTTTTTTTAATACCCATTAAGTCTTCATGGGTTTCATATAATAATCTTTGTAATAAATCTCTAAGCTTAGGGTCTTGAATATCCTCAAAAAAATCTGGGTCAAATACATTACCAAGGATTACTTGCTTTAAAGGGTCCCAACCATTCCATGAGTTAGCTTTAGTTACTTTATATTTTTTCAAATCCATCTATTGACCATCTATCTTCAATCCAATTTACTGGTCCCATCACTTCAAAACCATTTATTTTTTGTTTATATTCATCTGCTCCACCAATATAAAGATATTTAAATCCTAGTTCTTTATATATCGCACACTCATTACGTAAACTCTTTATACCTAAATGCAACTTAGGGTTGTCATAGTCCCAAGCAAATTGATAGCATTCAGCATTGTGTTCATCATATCTTCCTATCATACTAAAAGCTACTAAGTTAAAGCCATCATAATATTCTATAATGTCATTCTCTTCATATTCAATATCAAATATAGGCATGACACTATTAAATTTATGATAGTTACAATATTTATAATATATTTTATTATATTCCTCAGGCGATGCTAACGAACTAAATTTCCAACCACCTTTCATTTTCCTATAATTTGTTTTCTCTAGGTTTATTCTAGCATATGAGTAACTCATTTCTCTCTCCAAGTAACCACTTCATCTAAATTTTCTTGGGTCCAATTATCATAATAACCTTTTTTCTTAAGTATATTACTAGCCGCGGTTAACTTACTTAACTTTTGTACTAATATTAAACTACAATAGCCAAAGTTCATTTTTGTACCATTAATAATCTCTACACTTTCAGGGTGGTCTTCTAAAGCAACCAAATCTTTTTTCATGGCCATATTATTCCATTCCATTACTTTATCATGGAACTCATCAGGGGTATAATTTCTTGTGTCCGTATATATGCAAATGACCTCATGTAAGAGGCCACAATCTAATATCTTTTTTAATTCCAAATCAATATTATCTGTTTTTATATATTTAATTTGCGCAGCTCTAGCGTATGGACAAGGTATTTGCCCATAGTCTTCATTATGAACTGAGACAAATTCGTCAATCCATTTTTCTATCAAGTCCCTCATAATATAGATTGGATTTATAAGAATTCATAGTAGGAATAAGAAAATGTAACAACTGCAGTAAGATATTCTACATCAGTTATTGTTATATCAAATGGTAAAGATGCAAGGCTTGTTGGATAAGCGTCAATAAACTTGATTTGTTTAGTGACGTTATTAGCTGAGTTCATTATGGTTAGAGTTAGGTCCCTAACATGATTAGTTGCTGTATGATTTGTTTCTACATTAGATTTTAACCAATCAAATATTTCTTTATAATTTAAGAGGTCCTCGTCAATTAGATATGATACTTCAAATGAACCAAACTCTAATTTATCTGAAACCATTGCAACATTTACTTGTTGCCACGGAAGAGGTGCACCCGTACCAGTAACATCTGGTAACATCATTGTTTGAATAGTAAACTCAGCACCAGAATAAGTCTGGCTATCCAGTGTTAATACAAATGATGATGGATTTAAATAATTTGGCATATATCTATTTATATAAGAAAAAACCCGCCTTGCGGCGGGTTTGATATACTTTTAAAAGTATTATACTCCAGTGACTTTAATCTTTCTGTAGTATACGTTAGCGTTTTTACCCGCTGTAACAAATGGGTTATCAGCCAAACCATAACGGGTTTTAAATCCGATACGTGGTTGGAAGTCAGACTCACCAATTGTTTTCATCATGCTTAATGGCACGTATGGGCAATAGAACATTCCAGCGTCATAAGGGTTAGAACCTTTATAACCAACTGTGAAATAGTCTAAGCCTGCATAAGGGTCAATATAGACCTTGGTACGACCATGAATAGTACCAGCAAATAGTGAACCTGTGACATCACTGTCAAAGTTATCACCACCTGAAATACCTAGGCCAGTATCCAATGCACCAGCAGCATTTAGAGCTGCGGCTACACCGTGTGAACAAATCACCCAGTTACCCTTTCCACGACGAGTGCTAGTAGCAATAATATTAGCTTCACGCTCTATTGCAGTTACTAACCCTTTAAACTTCTCAACAGACCAACGTCCATCGGCATCAGTTGCAACAGCAAATGTACCAGCAGTACCGTAGGCGTGAGTTGAAGTCACAGCGTTAAGGTTAATTGTACGGATGATTTCACGGTTCATCTCAGCAAGAATCTCAGTTGACAAAATGTTTGCCAATTCAGTTTCTGCAGAAAGACCATGTACCGCTTTAAGGTCTTGAGCTAACTCAATTGTGTATTCAGCTTTAAGAGCACGAGACTTTGCAGTCACAGTAGTCTTATCGATTGAAAACGCCATTTGAGCAATAGCTGGGCTACCAGAAGTACCCAATGCTTCAGCGTCTGCTGTAGCAAGACCAGCACCTGGAGTGTAGTCATCTACGGCGTCAGCATCGCCTGAGTCGCCAGCAAACATATCTGCGCTTGCTGTAGCAGAACCAGTAGCAGCACCACCGAAAGCTGTATCAGCTTCGTTGAATAATGCTTCTGTACCACCTTGTGTGCTATAACGGCTCTTCATAGCAAAGATTAGACCAGTTGGACCAGTCATTGGCTGTACGCCAACTAAATCGAATGCTAGAAGTGCAGGAGTCGCACGTCTTACTAGGCTAATTAGGACAGGGTCCCAATTATCTACACCACCACCAGTTTTATTAGCAGCAGCGGCTTCAGAAAGACCTTCCATATTGCTTCTTTCTTGAGCAAAAGCTTTTTCTTGGTTCTCAAGGACTACCGCGGTTACTGCACGCTTGTGAGCGTCAGCAATTTTGCCGGCATCTTCAGAATCAAGTACAGGTGCCCATTTTTCCTGTAGTTGTATTTGATTAATTTCTTCCATTATTGATATCTCCTATTTATGGATTAATTAAGTTCGCGACATCGCGTCCAAGTACTTCTGCATTTGAGCAGAAACTTCTTGGGTCTCTTGTGAATCCTCGGTAATTGCATCTACTTCATCAGTAGATTCAGCCGGGGTATCTTTGTTAAGGTAAGATTCCTTAATTGTAGCTACTTTAGTTGAAAATTGCTCATTGTCATCAGCTTCAACAGCTTCACACAACTCAGTCAATTTCGCAGTTTCAGTTGCGGCCAAACCTTTACATGCATCACGAATTATGTCTTGTCTTGCATAAGCTTTCACTTTCTCTGACAATTCAATATTCTTTTCAGTTGCATCATTTAACTGAGCTTTAGCATCTTTAGCTTCCTCGGATAGATTATCCAAGATATCTCCTGCATCAGCAGGAACATTAATGTGATGCTCAGCAAATAACTGACCTAGTGATTGTATAAATGATTCAGTGATTTCAGACTTCAGAGAATGCTCAATTGCAACCTCATTATCTTTCATCCAATTTTCGACAACATACGTTAAGTATCCATCTACTTTGTCAACTAAATCTTCCTTAATAGCTTCAACTTCACCAGCCAAATCGGACTCATAACGCTCTTCCAATTTTGCTGTTTCAGCATTTAGTTTTGAATTTATTGCAGCTTCAAAGATAGTAGCAGCTTTCTCTTTAAAGCCTTCAGACAATGTGTCCTCGTCTTTAATTAGAGCATCGATATCTTCCTTAAATTTACCTTCCTTCTCAACCACTTCACCTTCGCTTCCGTCGTCAGCTTTCACTTTCTTCTTCTTCAATGGTTTTGCTTTATTTGCTGGTTGGTCTTCTTTTTTAAGGTCCTTTTCTTTAGCTTCATCAGTCTCTTTGGATTTTTTACTTTCCTTCTTAGACTTTTTACCTTCTACTTCTACATCGCCTTCATCTTCATCACCTTCATCGTCCTCTTCTTCTTCCTCATCTTCCACTTTAGCTTTCGCCTTAGCTTTTTCTGCGGCTTCAAAGACCGAATCCAGTCCCTCTTTTGACATTTCAGCCAAAGAAGCTTGAATTGCTGATACTGTACGAGCTGCTGTTAGAGGTGCATCTGGAGTCTCAATGACTTCTTCCGCTTCTACTTGCGTATCCTCCACAATAACCTCGTCTACAGTTTCTTCAACAACTTCGTCTTTAATATCAGACATTGTATTCTCCTTTAGAGATTATAGTTTAGAGAGGAAATGCTCAAAACCTGCAGATTGTTGCTCTTCCGAGAAACACTCTTTAGGTTCTATCACTTCTGTCTCACCTTTTTCACTTGCTTGACTTTTTATAAAATGGCCAGTACCATCATCTTCCCAGTTAACACCTTCCATAATGCCATTTACAAATGCATTAGGTGCTGATGGGTCTTGTACAATATCAATTGTGTTAAGCATAAAATCATCCCTAACATAATTAGCGCCATCTTTAAAATCCAAACTTCCCATACCACGACTTGACACTCCGAGTTGGACTCCACCTTCGACCAAACCTTTAACAATTTGACCCATAGGGGTATCTAAAATAAGTGCCTTTCCCATCACATTATTACCGTCCCAATTAAGTTCGGTAATTCTGTGAGAAACTTTATCCAAATTAATGGAAGGACCGTCAGGGTGATTAAGCTCACCTACCGCACGGCCTGTAATAACCTGTTCATTGACAAATTTGTCAACAGCTTGAGTAAGAACTTCCCTGGTATAAATCCTACCATTCTTATTCTTATTCTCAGCTTGCATGAAAATACCTTCTAAGAAGGTACTCTTTTTACCATTCTTACCCTCTTGGATTGAATAACCAAGGGAATGGTCTGTATATTCTGCAATTAACTTCATTTAAGCTCCCATTAAATTGATGAAATCTTTTAAAGAACGCTCAGCATCTTTCATTGATTTATAGGTATCCATCTTTATACCATCAATATACAAATTAAATTTATTTGTAATTGTTGCTGTAGTTTTCTTTTTTCTTCCAAGCTTGGTTAAGTGCTTGGCTACCTTTTCACCTGAGGGTAATTTTAACTTAGCTTCTAATACTTCGTTAAATGATTCTTTAAACGTCAACATTTGTTGCTTCTTCTCCTGCTTCTGTCTCCGCAGCAGGCTCTTCGACTGCTGGAGTATCATTATTTGATGCTCCATACATCGTTGAAGCAACTTCTTGTTTATGTGTATCCAATGCGTCAATTATTTTATCATGCATAATGCTATTAAAAACATTATTACTTTTTTGCGCATCACCCTTTTTTATGTTATCAATTAAATTTCTTGTGCTCATAATCTTTGTATAGTATTTATAAAATTGTTTATTTCCAGTAAACTTTTTGTATACATTTCGTATTACCTAAAGTTTATATTGGTGCGTTTGATAAATCTGGGTTAATTTCACCTGGTAATAATGGGTCGTCTTTGTTTTGCTTGATAATATCTTTAATTTCTTCGTCATTTAACTTAAGAATATTACGACGTACCCAGTCTTTAGACCAGAATAGACCAATATATTCATCCATCATTTGGATTGTTTCTATTCTTTCCTTAAGGATTTCACTATCTTTAAGTTCAGCATAGTAGTTATCACGTGAATACTCAACCATCATACCTTCTCTAATGTTTACCCAATCACTTGGAACAATAATCTTTTTAAGGACCAACTGTCTTTTAAGTGCTTCATAAAATATTTTTGAAAATTTATTACGAATTCTATCAATAAATTTTTGGAACTTAAGCTCATCACGTGTAATTTCTGAGGAACGACCAACCGAAAATGCATCTGCTTCTGTTAATCTTGACATTGGAATATTTAAAGCTCTATATAATTTGTTTTGGAAATACTGTATATCTTCAATCTCTCCAAGATTTGCACCACCTGGTAGAGTATCAATTTCAGTTCCACGACCACCCTCTCTACGTGGTAGCCAAAAATCTTCCATAACATTCCTATGAACTTTTTCATCTTTAAGATTACCTGTGGTTGGGTCATATACTATCTTATTGCGATACCTATTCATAGTATTGTTAAGGTATTCCTCAGCCTTACCCTTAGGTAGGTTACCAACGTCTATATAAAATATACGTCTTTCAGGAGCTCGGGATATACGATAGATGACAAGAGAGTCTTCCATCATACTAAGTTGATTTAAAGGTTTAAGAGCTTTATTTAAATAGCCTACAACCTTATTGCGTTCTTCATTTAATAGACCTGAATTAACTTGGATAATAGAATCAGGATGTATACGTAAGCCTTCACCGGTTTGTACCAGCATCTCATCTTGATATATGTAGTATTCCTCTCCCTCTTTAGTAAGTTCGGCACCCGTCTTAGGGTCCTTAACCTTTTCAACCTCTTTAACCTTACGAATCTTGGTTGGGTCTATTTGTCTTAGTTCAAGTATACCTGCGTCTGTTTTATTTTCATTAATAATAACATGGAAAAATAGACGTCCATCGGTATACCAACGTCTAAATAGGTCGTATGCTACATTTTTAAAGTCAAGTAAATTAAGAAGTCTATTAAATTCTTCTTGAATTAAATCCTTAACATTATCTGCTTGGTCAAGGTTATCAAGGTTTAATTGTACAATAACCCCTGACTCTTCTGTAATAGCTTCATTACATATGTCCTCAATAGCCATATCCACCTCTGGATATGAAGCTATTTGACGATATTTCATTATTAATTCTTTATCGTTTTGAAACTTATCTCCTTGTAAATCCATATATTGGCCAAAGTATCCGCCAGTGGGAGAGATTTCAAACGCGCCGTCCTCGTTATCTACTGCGAACGATACCGGTTTCTTTTTGTCTTCTATGGCTTTTCTTTTAAAACTAAAGCCAAAAAATTTGTTCTTATCTTCTGCCATTTAAATAATTCCTAATAACACCCTTTCTTAAATATTATTTATAACACTTAAGAAAGAGTGCCCGAGGGCACTCCTTAAGTTATTATATGATGATTTACGTTGTCTTATTAGATTCCCAATACTGTACTTGTAACTCAACTGGAAATTCCTCAATAACACTTTCGTTCTCATAACCCACTTCAATAGCTCCTAAAGAAGTTGGCCATGTTCCCCTCATGTTATAAGTTTTCTTTACTGTACCATCTTTATCTAATTGCTCAATGCTCATATCAGCCATATAAGAGCTTGGTTGTGTTAACCCAGTATTCTCTTGGTGCTGATTAATGCCATTCATCCATTGTTCAAAAGAATTACGTACATTAAAGTCAGTATCATTAATTACAGTTATTGACCATGGTTCAAACGAACGGTCACCAGCTATTTGCAATTTGCGACCCCTAAATGGAACCTCAATGTTTGCAATAGTTGAAGCAGGTAATGATGCTGCCTTACACATGTAAGATGCTAAAGATACATCCGCAGTAACATAGCTTGGAAAAGCCATTGTCACTTTGAATAAATTAGGTCTAGCACCACCGCCAACTAGTTTGGCTTTCATATCATCTACGCCTAATATTGCCATCTTTAATTACCTCCCGCGATTTCACTAAACTCTACACCAGTTCGAGTGGCAATAAAGTTAAGTGTGATATAGTTAATAGAACGTGCAGGCTTAACATAAATATCTGCAACAAACTTATTAGTATCTATAATAGCTCCAGTGTTATTGGTTCCATCACAAACAACCTTAAAGTCTGTAATACCTCTACGTCCTTTAACATCTCTTAAAAAAGGTTCAACCATGTTTCTGAATTGAGCCCGTGTAAACTCATCATTAAATTCAAATAATGATGCTTTAGATGCTACGCTTATAGCCTCTTCCATTACAATAAACAATCTACGCACATTGATTCTATCAAATGCTGATGGTTTAGCTTGTAATGTTTTATCACCAAATAGAACCGTACCTGCACCAGGGAAAGTAACAACTGGGTTAATACCCTTTTTATATAAAGTATCCCTTGCTGCTTGGTCAGGATTAAACGCTAGTTTAGTAACATTTCTTAAGTTACCGCGTGTAAATCCAGCCGGTGAGAACCATGCATCTGCGACTAGGTCGGCATTTGCTGTTAGTCCTGCACAGGTTCCTGCGCCACCAATCCAACGATGTGCATCGTTGTATTTGTCATATACATATAATCGACCTGTGTCCATAAATGCATAAGAAGATGATGTAACAGTATCTCTGTTTGTTGATAAATTATTTGATGTAGTACTTGCAGAAGTAACAAATTCTGCTCCACAAGGTGAAACAAATGCCACCACATCTTTTCTTGAATCCGCAATGGATATTAGATTATTAGTAATTGTCAGGTTATCAGCTCTTGCTAATGAAGTATTAGCTTGGAAAATTAAGTCAACATCTACAGTTTCTTTGTCGCTAAACATATTATAAGCTGTATTTGTCTCTGCTGCTGTCAATACGTTATCATCGGCACCACCAGTAAATTCATTAAACGCATGGTTAACTCGCGTAAATGCATTACTTGTGGCTGATTCACCAGCATCTGTTAAAGCTGCTGGATGATTTCCGACATATACCCATTCAGAATTGTTGTTAATGACGTCTCTATAGTATAAAGAACTGCCATCTGGTCCTTTCACATCACTTGCCTGACTTAAATAAGTCCAATATTCAAGTATGCTATTAGCCGTACCTGTAATTGTACCATCTTTATCATAAACAAGTAAGTGAATTTCATCATTCGAGCCTCCTACCGCTGCTGCTCCCGCTGATGTACCTGGTGCACCTTCCACATTATCTGTCCACCAAGACGACCCTTGAAAACTCGTTGGGTCTGTTGCGTATGCTATTCCGACAGCATTGCCTGTAACTCCAGGATATCTGGCTTGTGCCCAGTCTCCAGCCGCAGGTGTTTGCGTATCGAATATATCTTTGTTTTTTGTTAGAATACCAGTACCTGATGCTGTTCCATTAAGTGCTGAACTTCCAACCGCTCTGACAACGCGTAAAGCACTGCCATAGCTTAAAAATTGGGCCGCGTTAAGAGTGGTCTCAAAAGTTTCCGCTCCTGGCTTTCCAAATTTGTCGATTAACTCCGTTTCGCTACTCACGGTAGTGATTACATCACATGGACCCCAAGCAAAACTTCCTGCTATGGCTCCCACAGTTGTTGATGTAGACGGTACGACGTTAGTTAAGTCGATTTCTTTTACCTGTACTCCAGGTGAAACTAGACTTGCCATGTATAACTCCTATGTCATTTTGTTATAAGATTTGCATAATAAGACATTTTCTCAATATACTTATTTATAATTCTCAACCTCTCCAGACTTGCCACCCAGTTCCAAACGGATGTTCTGGTTCTTTTTGAGGCATTTCACCTACTGGTATCACTTCATCTTCTAATTGTTTAACTTTTTCTAAGTATAACATACGTTTTAAGTCAACATCCGTTGACTCAGCAAAGAACGGAGTGGATGTGAACCACCCAAACATAACCAAATTCATCATTAAATCGTCATGTGAATTGTGGTCTGCCTCATAAGAAGAGCCTTTTGCTACAAATGTACTCATCTCTCTTATGGTTTCCTCATCATTTATTATTAACTTATGTTGTTCCATTATATCTTTTATGTTTGAACAACCCATTCTTTTAATTTTTCTGGTCATGGTTACACCAATGGCGTTTGCTTTAATCATACTTTCAACAAATACGTTCTCATATTCTAGGTCATAATATAAGCCATTACATACCACTTGGCCTGCGTCATTTGATTCAACCACAATATAACATTCATTATAGTGTGTGGCATATTTATATAATAGGTCAGGGAATAATAAAGGTGACATTAAGTTATCCCTAAATGTACACACTTGAACAAATGGATTTGTACTAACATCTATAATAGTAAATGTGGAATAATCCATTCCTCTACCTTTAGATACATCCACAAACATTAAATAATTATGTCCCTCTTCAGGTTGTTTCCATATTTTAACATTATTAATTATTTCCTCAGGGGTTTGTGCTCTTAAAGCTAATAGACAATCAGCAGATATAAGAGTATTACCTGTACCATGAAATGAGTTACCAAACTCTTGGTCAAACTGCAATTGGGAAGTATTTTCAATAGTCATCTTCTTCCATGCTTCATCTCTTCCTGGTACATCCCACCAATCAACCCGCAATGATTTGAATTCATTGGTACCTTGAAGAGCTCCCTCATATAACTTATGGAATATGTTACCTATACCATTAGCAGTTGAGGTTATAATAATTTTAGATGTTTTACCAGATGAGATTACTGGATATGTTGAAGTATAAAATTCAGTAGCATTATCAACAAATGCAAACTCATCAAGGTATACTAGGTTAAGTGACATACCCCTAATGGAACTTGATGATGTAGCAGAAGCTACAAGTCTTGAGTTATTAGAAAATGCAATAGACCTTTTATTTAAAACAGTACATCCAGGCTGTAAAAAGAATGGCAGATTCTCTAACATAAGAGTAATCCTACCAAGCATTTCCCTAGCAATAGCTTCTTTGTTAGCTAGAATACCAACCACTTGTTCACCTTTAAATATAACATACCACAGAAGATATGCTACAACAGCAATTGACTTACCACTTTGACGGCAGGCAAGAACAATATTAAACCTATTAGTATTAAATTGCTCAAACATCTGTTCTTGATATGGATATAATTCAAATGGTATTAAACCTTTATCAAGGTGGATTATTTTACAGTACTTTAAAGCAAAATAGCTAGGGTCATTCAAACATTTTGAATATTCTACTAATTCTTCTTTAGTCCATGCGTGTTCTACATCAGCTCCCCTAACATTAGGGTTGCCAAGATACATACTTTCTCTACCCATATTATTCTTGCTCTATTACTATTTCATCTCTTAACATTTTTTGCAACTCAGCTGTTGAGCCTATGAATACGTTATTTGTGGGGTCTTTGGTAAGAGCTGGTAGGTCTTCTTTATCAACTTCCTTTTTACTTTTGTGAAGTTTAAGAATTTTCTCCCCGATTTCGGCGTTATTTTTGATTAGTTGACCTAATACCTCAAAGGCTCTTGGATGTTCTGATTCACGAGCAAGTTCAAGCATAAGCTCAATGGCTTCATCTCCTTGCTCGGCTAAATCAAAAAGTTGTTTCCTTACGTCCTCGTAATCTTGGTCAACCTTCTGTAGGGTGCTCATAATATGTGTTCCATAAATCTAATACTCCTGCTGCGGTTCTACTCTCTTCTTTATTACCGCCCATATATGGTATAGCAAGTTGTTCATTGATTAAAACTTGGTTGGCATCAACGATACCGTCCTTTGTTGAGACTGAAATTGTTCCTAATATTCGTCCAAACTTTCCTTTCTTTTGTTTTTTAGTAATTAAAGTAAATTCACCATCATTTTCTGCTAGTAATTCTTCTAGTCTAGCTTTAGAAGCTTTACCCCACGATTTCTCAGCTAGGTTTCTTGTTCTACTCTCAGGAGTATCTATACCCATTAAACGAATCCTCTCCTTAATGAATATTTTAAATCCTAAGTCTATCTCTGCGTCAACGGTATCACCATCAACGACTCTAAGTAATGTTGCTTTATAATTATACATTGTTATACGTCCGTGTCAAAAAAGTTAATTGTCTCTGTATACGGTTCTTTGAAACCGCCCGCACCATCAGATGTTGTGGTACCATCTATAGCTAATGTCTCAAACTTATGAGTTGTTGGGTCAACATTTTCTGAAAAATCAACTTCAGTTTCAAGAATTTGTTTGCTTTTACCAATACCTCTATAATAACGAATACGAGTTGAGAACTGTAATGTATATATAATAGCTCTCCTCGTAACTAAGTCACCCTCATAATCATCATTTAATGTAACACTTTCCAATACAATAGGTGTATCTGTTTTGATATCCATAGTTGGAATATCTTTTATTGTTACTGTATATTCTGGCTGAAACATTGGGAGTATCTGTTCCAATAATTGTAATGCCTCATCTTGAGTTGCAGCCAATATATTTAATTCAAATCCAACCTTATATACGGCTGGTGCTCCTAACTTATGCAATTGAAGTGTATCACCCGTCACAACCTTTCTATAATTTTTATGTTTAGATACACGCGCATTAGCGTCATATGACATCTCATTTATTTCAAAGGATATGCGTGGAAGCCTAAGAGCTACATTAGGGTTACGGGTTTGTTCAGTTAATCGCGCAATAACCTTTTGTCTAGGTGCATATGCTAAAGGAACTTTAATTTTTTGTAATACCTTGTCATTAGAATCCATTTTATGGACCTCTAAGTCATTAAATAGAGAACCAAATACAGATACCATTCGACGAGTTGATTGATTATACCACCAATTATCAAACATTATGGGTCTCCAAATGGATTAATTTCTGTGAAGTCTATAATTGAATCACCTTCTAATTCAAATTCATCATTATCAGCATATACATCCAAGTTATATTCGGTCTTAGTGGTACCTGTTAAGTCAGCTGTAATTTGTCTTGAACTACCAGATTTTTGACCAACAAGCAATCGTGTGGCATGAACAGAGTTCTGCATAAATGTACCATCACCATTTGATGATTGATGTGGAGAGACTAGCATAACTGTATAAGTCTCTTCATCCACTTTTTCATAGGCCGCTACTTTAGAAATTATATTAATATTAGTGCTGCCATCATCTTGACTTCCTGTCCATTGATGAACATACTCACCAATTTCAAAATGGTTCGAATTAGAGGCTGCAGTGGTAGTATAGCTATATGAGTTAGCATTTATTAATTCTATATTATCTATTTCAGGCATACCAGTATCAAAATTTTGGTCATTATATTCAAATAATTCAGCCGTAAAAGTGTAAATTGGAAGGTCGGCCAACTGATAGAACGGTAGCTTAGGCTCTACGTACTTTATTTCGAACAGCCTATTGGTCATTGTCATCCACAATAAATCACCTTCTGAGGGCATACTCGTGACCACATTTCCTAATGAGCTATCTAAATTTTCACCTATTACACTATGCCAACGCTTTTTAGGGCAAATAAATGTACCTTGGTCTCTAATTTCTAAGCCAAATTTACCCAATAAGTTACCATCACCTTCAAATCCTTCGGTGTTTTCTATGTACATTTCTATTGGATAGGCGTGACGATATTGATTTAGAGTCTCATTTAGAATTGCATCTTCATATATCTGCTCACGCGGAATATAGACAATGTCTTGTCCAAATATTTTTATACTCTCTAAAACCAAATCCTCATAAAGGTTCTGTTCAGATTGTACAGCGCCTGAAAAGTATACTGATGTAGCCATTTATTATCCCATTAAAAAGTTGTCTGGCATAGCCCAAGTCAACCTGCATTCTTCTTCTAACTCTTTGAGTTCCTCTATTGCATCATCAAACATTTGTCGGCCATTCATTGTTATACCACCAGGTAATTGAAACCCTTCAAACTTCATCATATTAGCACCCCATTGGCGTTTAATTAATGCAGTAAGATATTTTTTTAAGTATAAGTCATTATAAACATCGGTATATGTCGTTGGGTCTATAATTGAATATGCTTCAATAACTATAAAACTTCCTGCACCAAGGTCACCAAACCCTTCATCCATGTGAAGCCTATTCATATGTCTACTGAACCTAAGTTGTTCCACACTATTTAAACGGCTTTCAATTAATGATAAATGTTGTAATGATTGTTCGTATGACTGAATTTGAGTTGCCATTCCTCGTGTCATGAATACATCATTAAGTCTCATATGATAACCCATGTCAAATAAAGAACTACCAGATGATTGACCACCACTTAGCATCTGTAAAACGGCCGTAACGTTATCACTAACAGTGATATAATTATTTGTTATATCAGTAGCAGTAAGTTCATGCTTTAAATATGTGCGAATAACAGCGTCTGAATGGAATTCTTGATAGAATTGTATTGCATCATCAGTGCGGTCTTCTATTTGGTCGTCGTCTACATTGATTTCAATCACTGGTGAGCCTAAAGCTCTTAAGCAATATTCTTGTAATGTAGCTCTAGTATTCGGTTTTGCCATATCATTTCCTTATTCTATAGACTTATTTATATAATTCTTACCATCCAAACCACCCTTTGACGGTCTCTATATGCTTAGCATACTTTGAATCTTTTATTTGAGCTAAAATAGCTTTAGCCAAAGTGGCAGCTGGTGTAAGCTCAATTACTTTTTGAGTTAAGCTTACTGCTTGAACATAATGAATTTTAAAAAATCCTCCATTAGTAACATTTAATCTCTCTAATGTTTCTGGTGTTGCTGGTTTTTTACTAGTTTCTTTATAATGTTCTGATAAATAAATTCCTTTTGCGGCAGCAACCTCACCTCTACCCATTTTTATAAATTCAAAATCCTTTGCATTTTCTCCATGCATATGAATAAGTGCTAAAGCTAATACTTGGTCATAACTTAAAAAGTCTAAATTTACTTTATGAACATATGTTCCATTTTTAATTGCTGCTCTTAATGTTCTTAACCATGCAGGGATTGCAATAGTTCCCAAATTAGTATTCCAAACTCTAGTTTTACTTCTTGCATTAAATCTATCTAAATGATTAATATATAATTGTACAGCAGTTTCAACACTAGCTTCTGTGAATTGCACATAACCATAAGCGGTAGTACTACCTGCTGCTGCATCCTTTTTCCAATCTGATTCCATACCAACTAACTCATCCATAAACCATTTTACATTACCTTCAAATTGAGCATAGATATAAGGTTCTTTAAGTAAATCATAATCAGCTTGGGTCATTCCATGTGTAAACCTAACACCTTGAGCTCTTACTATATCATCATACACTAATATAGTAGCCTGGGTTAACCAAGAACCAGGTTGCTCTTTTAAATTTGATTTTTGTGGGTATTGAGCTGTAGTTGCTACTACATTAATATTAGTTGCCGCTGGGGTTGATATTGTTGATGCCATTATTAAAAGTATAATACCACATTTAAGTTTTCGCCTTGTCAATTGCACTTATAACTGACCTTTGCATTTTTAAACCTTGCTTATGCAAAGCTTTTAAATTGGCTATTGCTTTAGGGTCAACTCCTTTATATTGAAATTCTAATTTCCAAGCTAAATCATCAAGACCATCAACAGCTAAATTTAAACTTCTTTTTAAAGCTGCACCTGCCGCTCGGTCTAGTGGCTTGGTTAATTTTTTCTGCGTTGCAGGTGATGGAGCAATTCTAGCTTCAGCTAAATGCTCTTTAAAATTATTCATTAGTAATTAGCTCGTTTTATAACTTCTAAAGATTTCTTCTTTTTCTTACCAGCATTAGGAGCCATATCAACACCACTATGAGCTACCGCATTAGCCGCGGCATCTTCATTTTTACCATACATAACTTGGTTAGATGTTCTTTTAATTACCTCTTCAACCTCACCATCATACTCATAATTCCCTTTATCTATATAAGAGTTTGAATCATATTTTGGTTTTTTAGCTTCTGCTCTTTTCTTAGCTTCACGCTTTGCTTTAGCCTTTTCACGTCTAAGCATTGCTTCTTTAAAGCCTTTAGTTCTACGGTCAACACTAACTTTTTCATTGACTGACTTACTGGAACCAGTATCGCCAGTCTTCTGTAAGTCCAAGTCTTCATTAGCTTTTTTAAGAATATCCATTACATCAGGATTATCTGACATACCCTTTTTAATTTTTTCAATATCTTTAATTGCTTGTTGCATATTACCAGAATGCTTTTTAGCAATGGCTGTAATTTTTCTCTTTTGACCTGCGTTCATTACAGGATATGATTTTTTGAAAAATCCTTCCTTTTTAGTTGATTCATGTTCAGCATCACCATGTCTGGTTTTAGTTCTTTTAGCATCGTTATATATTGACCAAGCAATTTTAAAGGCCTCTTCGTCAGTATTGCCATCGGCCTTAAGCTTTTTTACAACATCTTCCATCCCAGGTGGAGCTTTTTCTTGTTTTGAATCATAGTAATCTTCAGAATCAGCATTAACCAATTCATCAATGTCGGTAGTGGTATCTGGGTCTAAGTCGTCTTCATCATCCTCATCGTCATCATCATCATGACCAGGCATATGGATTTCATCTAATGTAAAGTTACCTTCATAATCACCAACATCGGTATCATCTTCATCATCAGCATGAGCCTCAAATAACTCTGGGAATAATTCTTCAATATCTGAATCATCCATACCATAATCATCACTTCGTAAATATGCTAAAATTTTAGCTTTATCACCAGTAATATCTGCACCTACTCCAGTTACTTTAATTTTAATTTTCCATTTAGTTGAAGCAAATTTTGCATCTTTCTTATCACCCATAAAATCAACATCAAGTGCTTTCTTTCCAGCAAGCTTACCACGACCAGCTCTTAATTTTTCTGTTAGTTCATTTGGTAAATGGATAGTGTGTTCATTTGCATCACTTGGGTCATCACCTTCCCAACCCTTGTCAACATCATTAAAGAATTTTTTCTTCTTATCCCCTGACAATTCAGATGGGGAATCGACTCCATATTTTTTTAGAAGAGAATTGAAGAATTTTTGGTAGGCTTCTTTACCACCGCTTGCTTCTCTAATGTGTGAAAGTGTTTTCATATTAATTATCCTGTTCGTTAAAATGTGCATTAAAGTGATTTTCTAACATCACTTCTATTTTTGCTAATTCTATCATAATTTCATTATACCTTTCAGCTGAAGCCAATCGGTATTCTGTATTGGTTCTAACATCTTCAACAATATTCATTTGTGTGTTTGCTATTGATGATGCCCACCAAACTGCGGCCATAGTTTGTGCAAATATAGCCATAAATAAAGCAACACCGCTGTTCCTTATCCAGTTTGGAATCCTTGTTGACCTATGTCTCCAAGATTCTAATTCCTTTTCTTGCCGCTTTAAAGCAAGATGCATTCTCTCTAATCTTTTCTCGATATCGAGAAGGTCGCCATTAGCCATTTATATCTCCTCGATACAACAATTTATGTATATATTTATACACTACCAATTTTCTAAGTGTGTGATATATTCAGTCATTGCATGGTCTGAAAAATTATCAACTTTACCATGTTTTATACCGCCCCACATACCTTTCATACGGTCTTTAAATCGTCTATGCCATTTAAATTTACCATCATCATCAATAGAACCATCATGTCTTATATACATTAAATGACCATCATGCCTATAACCCATAATCCTAAGAGGTACCCTTGTGACTATATCATTATTATTTTGCCACCTATAATGAGTAAGCTTTAAATGCTTAACGTATGCAGGCCACCCAACTCTAGGTGAACCATAAGTAAATAAAGCTTCTACGTTAGCAAATTCCCATCTTAAATGACACCTACTAGCCATAATTGTAGCCATTGCAGCTCCAAGTGAATGACCACAGAACCATAATTTTTTATCAGTTGTCTCAATATCAGGTTTTACCATAGGCCAAAGCTCATCTACCTCAGCCTTAAATCCCCTATGAACTCTACTAACAGTCTCTGATTTAACGGGAAATGCTTTAAGGTCTGCTTTTAAATCATTAAATTCTGTAGGTTGTGTGCCACGACATGCGACAACAACATCGGTTTTGCTCTCAAATCTATATGCTTGAGCACCGCCATTATCATAAAATTTTGTTTTAGTAAAACCATGTTTCTTAGCAAGTGCTGTTACGGCTTTCTTTTCTCCGTATGCATCAGCCGCAAGCTTAGCAAAAAGCAAACTTTGCTGCTTTATATTCATATCACTTATGCTCATTACATCGCTCCCCAATCTTTCCATGCTTTATATGCACCCCATGCTATGGCTGCAATAGCAACAAACTTAATCATTGATGTAGCAAATAATCCAACCAAACCAATTCCTATTAAACCTAAATTACTTCCCATTATACTTTCTCCTCTAAATTTTTTAAACGGTCCTCTAATTGCTCAATCTTAGCAGCAATTTTTGGATTAACTTTTTTCCAAGCATCCTCATCTTGATTTAACCAAGTCCAACCATACTTGTCTCTAAAATAATCTACTGTTGCATCAACTTTACCATAAGCCCATAGCCCTACACGTGTATCTTTAATATATGCTAAAAAGGCTGCACCTAGTAATGCACCTGCAATACTAGTATAAATCCATAGTCTATCTTCAAACATCTTCTTCTTCTCCTGTTTTACCGGTGCAAACACCATTGTCGTATGATTCAAATGAATCGCCTAATTCTTTCTTATATACTTCTTTCATAAAATTGTCTTGCTTTATTACTTCTTCCAGGTTACCTTCATCGGGAGTTTCACCCATGACATTCTCCTATATTTTAATTTTAGCTAACAATTGCTCTTCTGTCTCAACTCTATCAGGGTCAGGCAGACAACAATCAACCGGACAAACTTCTACACATTGAGGTGTATCAAAATGGCCTACACATTCAGTACACTTATCACCATCTATCACATAAAAATCTACTAATTTTGGGTCATACCATATTGCGTCATTAGGACATTCTGGTAAACAGACGTCACAGTTGATGCACTCATCTGTTATTAATAAACTCATACTACTATTTATAAAATTGGCGCTCACAAAGGCCTTTTCTTATAAATATAGGTATGTACAGATTAGGAGAATTGATTTGGAGTATTTAGATTTAGTTGCTGAAGTAGGTTTTCCTATAGTTGGAGCAGGAGCAGCAGGTTATTTTGTATATTTAACACTTAATTTTATATTAGATGGTGTGTTAGATGATATTAAACAACAAAAAATGTTTGCACAAGCTCTTGACAATAGGGTTAAAACAATGAATAGTGAGTTAATTAGGATTGATGTAAAGATGTGCCAGGCATTTAATATAAGACCTGACGTTGATAGAATCGCAAGAGCTGATGGTAAGACAGATGCTAGGAGAGATTAATGACTGCGATGGAAAAAAGCACAATGAGATGGCGCTGGAGTGCGCTAATATTATATCTTGCTATTTGTTTTTATGACTTTATGTTTGTACCTATCTGGTATGGATTGAATAGACCGGATTTAGCAATGTTTATTGATATACTTAATACAGTTGAAGACCCATTGATACAATTAGAATTAATGAAAAAATTGACAGGTCAGCATAATCCATTTACCCTTATGGGTGGTGGATTATTTCATTTGGCCTTTGGAGCTATTTTAACAGGTAGCGCATTTGGAATAGGGAAGAATTAATTATGGATGAAGTAGTAGTAGAACAAGGAACCACAATTGGTACATTAATTAGCGATTATGGTTTTCCCATTATTGCTGCATTTGCAATGGCCTATTTTATATATTTTATATGGACATGGGTATCAACAAAGGTGGACCCAGTCATTGGTAAAAGTCATTTTACTTTGATTGCGTTAATTGATAGAGTTAGAATGTTAGATAATGATTTAATTCGACTTAATGCTAAGTTGGATATAATATTACAGGAGAAAGCCAGACGTGAAAAAAATAATAGCAATAATAGCAATAATACTGACGACGATTGGTAATGCTAGTGAATTAACCTTTGGCTTTAAGAATCCAGCTTTTAGTGGACAAGGTTATTCTACTCATGTGTTATCAATTGAGCAATTGCAATTTCAAAGAAAAGAGGCAGTAAAAGATGATGCAACAGCGGCAGAAAAAGCAGCTGCTAGAGCAGAAGCAAATACAACTCTTGCTAAGTTTGTAACAAACGTTGAGAGTCGTATCTTTGCAAACTTATCCAAACAAATGGTTGACAATATGTTTGGTACTAATTGTACCCCTGATGACCCTGACCTTGAAGCGACGCTTCCAGATAAAGATAAACAATGTCCATTAAGTGGTAGTGCAACTTTACCTGATGGTGCAACGGTTGTTTGGTCAAAAGATACAACAGCAGAAACAATTACATTAACCGTTACTGATGCTGCTGGTAGTATAACTCAATTAATAGTACCGGTTGGAGACTTTAAATTTTAAATAGGTTATGAATATGGAATATTTAGCAGTGGCTTTATTATCGTGCTTAGTCGGCGCGTGTAGTATGAATCAAAAGGCAGAACCAATACAAGGTGATATGCCATTTATAGAAGGTACACCAACTAAGACATTATTACACGAAGTGCCTGACTTGATAAACGTACCAACAGATGGTAATGGTAATCCAGTAAAGATTACTGTTGCTGTTTATAAATTTCCTGATGTCACAGGACAAAGGAAACAAACTGGGTTATCCACAGCGGTTTCACAAGGAGCTGATGTTTGGGTTATACAAGCATTGATGGCAGTTAGCAGAGGTGATTGGTTTACAGTTGTTGAAAGGGCAAGTTTAGATAACGTAGTTAAAGAGCGGCAACTAATAAGAAGTACAAGGGAATTATATGATGGTGCGACCGGAGTAGATTCATTACAACCTATGTTATTTGCCGGCCTAATATTAGAGGGTGGCATTGTTGGCTATGATACTAACACAACTTCTGGTGGTGCTGGTATGAGATATTTTGGTTTAGGTGCTTCCGAAGAATATAGAACAGACCAAGTGACAGTTTCATTAAGACTTGTTGGAGTACAAACAGGAGAGATTTTATTAACTGTACAGGTCTCAAAAACAATTGCGAGTACTAGCAATGGTGCAGATGTATTTAGGTTTTTAGATTTAGGTACAAAAGCATTAGAGATAGAATCTGGTAATGCGGCTAATGAGCCAGTGAATTATGCAATCCGTACTGCAATAGAATATGCAGTATTGCAAATGGTATATGAAGGTAAAGAATTAGGCTTATGGGAGTGGGAACTACCAAAAGAAGAGGTTCAAACTATAAATATAATAGATTCTAGTATACCACTAGACAGTTGGGTAGAACATCCAAATCAAGAAAAACAAGGAGAATAATTTGAAAATTTTCAGTTTCTTTGTTATGGTAATGATGAGCTTGTCAGTAATGGCAACAAATAAGATTTATGTAACGCAAGCTGGCGCTTCATTAGTATTTGATGTGCTACAAGACGGTGATGGCAATATGATTGGCAATAGTACAACTGCATCTACCGCTAGTGGTTCAGCAACAAACTTTAATATTGACCAAGTCGGTAATAGTAATATAATTACTTTTGATATTCATGGTGATAGCTTTACCGGTGTGTGGAGTACAACAGGTAATAGTAACAATATTGATTTCAATTGTGATTCCGCCGATGCTACTTCAGGATGTGATAGTGTTCATGCTACAATCACCTTTGCAGGTAACTCACAAGACATTGATATTGATGTAGGTCTTACCTCGTCAAAGTCAGGTGATAGCGCTGATATTGATATTGTTGGTGCCTCAGGTACGGATAGTACTGTTGTTGCTGCCACAATTGATGGTACAAGTGCAATATTAAGATTAACAATTGATGGAGATACAAATAACTATTTAATTAACATTGATGACAATGGAGATGTCAATGGTCATACTTTAATTATGACCCAAACTGGTATCACAGCCGATGTGGATGTAGTCCAATCAGGTAACTATGACAATATAGCAACTGTAACAACAACAGGTGATTCACAAAATATTGATATTAACCAGACCGCTGGTGGTAGTATAACTGTAACATCTACTGGAAGTACAGCCTCTGCTGTGAAGACAATTAATATTAACCAAACAGGTCATGCAACATTTAATACTGATGGAACCATTCTTGGACAAACTTCATCTGGTCTAGCTGGTGCTGGTGGTTCATATGATATTGACCAAACAAGTACAGGTACTATTAACTTAGATGTGAATGGTGCAAGTGCGAATGTTAGTATTGAACAAACAAGTACAGGTACAGTTCATATAGATGCTGCTGGAGCAAGTTTCACAGCTGATATCGACCAAGACAATGCGAGTACGCTTTCATTACACCATGATGGTGCTAGTGCAGATTATGTTATATTACAAACTGGTGGAAGTGGTGATATAATAGATTTAGAAGTAAATGGTTCTTCGGCAAATGTAGATATTATTCAACGAGATTAATGTGCGACTCTTCATTATATTATGGTGCTTAACTTTTAATGCATTTGCTGATGATGTAATTGGTGATGTTATACTACATACAGGTAATGCTGTTATTGAACAAGATGGTGAAGACGTTGAGGCTGAAAAAGATTTAGATGTATTTTCATATAATACTGTTAAAACTGGTAAGGGTAAAGTTGCTATTGGGTTTATTGATGATACGAGAGTTGATGTAACTGAACATTCTAAATTAATTATTGACGAATTTGTTTATGACCCAAATACAAAGACAGGTTCGTTATCACTTAAAGCAGCGCTAGGTACAATACGATATGCATCTGGCCAGATTGCAAAGACCAGCCCAACCGAAGTACAAATAAAGACACCAACTGCAACAATTGGTGTCCGTGGTACAGATTTTACGATGACGGTAGACGAGATTGGTTCTTCAACTATTATTCTATTGCCATCATGTGATACAAATGGTTATTGCTTTGTTGGTGAAATAACGGTTGAGTCTGATGCTGGTCAGGTTATTATGAATACAGCTTTTCAGGCCACGGTTGTAGATACAATTAGTAGTCCACCATTAAAGCCTATTATTTTAAGTTTAGAAGAAAATTTTATTACTAACCTATTAATTTTTTCACCACCAAGAGAGATTGAAGAGGCAGTAAGAGAAGAAGAGTTCCAAAAGACTGCTACCGCGCTTGATGTTGATTTACTAGCATTTGATGAATTAGATAAATCAATGGAAGACTATCTTGAAGAATTAGATGAAGATGATAGTGTAGGTCAACTTGACAGAGATTTTTTAGCACAAAACTTTTTAGGCAATATTTTAGACCAATTGAACTTACAATTAGCATTACAATTAGGTGATAAACTTGATAAAAAGAAAAAAGCAAAGGGTGATATAGTATTAGGTACAGATAAAGAAACAGGAATCACAATATTAGATGAGGACCCAGAATGGTATTGGCACAGGGAAGCAGCAAGTGGTAGTGTTATAGAATTAAGGCTCGAACAGGCAAATAGTTATTTAATGAATATACAAGTTGGAGATTTTGAACTAATAGATTTTGAATTAGGAGGAACGGAAAGTGAAATTAACATTATTCAAAGTCAGTAGTATTTTACTATTGTGCCTACCTGTATTTGCGGCTAATGAAATATACATTGACCAAGTTGGTACAAGCAATAGTTTCACACTTAATATCTTACAAGATGGTGATGATAATGAAGTTCGCTTATCTGTATCACATGACAGTAATAATATTGACATTGACCAAATAGGTGAGAATAATACAATAAGCTGGGTTTCTTATTGGGGGTCTGGTGCTGGTTGGGGTGGTGACTTAGATGGTTCAAATAATACGCTCAAGCTAATGCAATATAATACAACAGGTTCAGATGCAAATAAAATAGGATTTCATATACCAAGTAGTAATAATACTATAGACCTTTGTCAAGGTAAAACATATGTCGATGCAAATGATTCAGTTTGTGAGGAATCTACAACAGCTGAATATGGTGGTCATACAATTGATTTAGATATTCATTCCGGCAACACAGACTTAAAAGGTTCTCAAGAGACGGGTACAGGTAATGCAGACCATTATGCCAGAATTTATACTTATGGAGGCGATAATAACGATATCTTCTTTAAACAAAAAGGTAATGGAAATAAGACATTACATTTCACAGTACGAACCGATAATGGAGAGCAGTCTATGGTACAAAAAGGAGATGGTGCTCATACAGCTACAATAGATTTAACAGGCTCTTACACAACAGACCTAGACCTAACACAAAATAGTAATTCAAATCAAACATACACACTAACAAATAATTGCCAGACCTCTTCTGGTTGCTCAATTACTGTTACACAAAATTAGTATAAATAGCATAATGAAGAAAATACTATCACATTGGACAATAGCATTTATTACTCTTATAGCATTAACCTATATTGGACTTCAAGACCCGTGGGTTAAAGAAATACTTAGACTCAAATCATTTGATTATGTACTTCAAAATGAAGAGAAAACACCTTCCCAAGCAATATCAATTGTCACCATAGATGAGCAAGCAATAGAGAAACATGGTCAATGGCCGTGGGACCGTGATGTACTTGCTAACCTTATACTTCAATTAAGAAATGCACAAACAGGTATTATTGTTATGCCTATATTGTTTAGTGAAGAGGATAGGTTTGGTAGTGATGATGCATTTTGTGAAACATTAACGTATGGCACAGTTATTGCTCAAGTTGGTACAGCACAAAAAAGAATATCTAATCCAGTGCCAAGAGGTGTGGCAAAGATAGGAGACCCTCTTCCATATCTCTTTGAGTGGGACGGTATGGTTGGTCCATTACCTCAATTAGCTGAATGTGCTGGAGGTGTTGGTGTTATTAATACCGCTCCTGAAATTGATGGTGTTGTAAGACGAGTACCATTGCTTATGAAGATAGGTGAGGAAGTATATCCGAATATGGCTATAGAAACAATACGAGTAGCTGTTGGTGACCCATCATATCAAGTCAAAGCAGATGCTGGTGGTATAACAGCTATGAGAGTACCTGCCTATGC